TATAGGCGGTGTCGTCAAGCTCCGTCTCGTGTCCGGGCAGAATAGCGGATGCTGGTGCGGCGTCCGCAGGGAGCGGGTGCTGCGCGGTCGGGGTGAGGGCGGTGAAGGGCAGCTGCGGCAGGTTCGTGAACCGTTCTGGGGTTTCCGGGGACAGTTCGGCGGGGGGGAGCAGGGCCCGCCCGGGGGCCCCCCGCCCTTAGTGTATCCCTATGAGTCTGTGAGCCTTCTATAGGTCACGACGATGTCACTACCTCACCACAGCCTGCGAGATCCGGCCTTGGAGTTGTTGAGTGCCCGCTGGAGCGCGCCGATCGTGGCAGTACCTGCCTCGCCGTCGACCCAGTCCGCGAAGTCCCAGCCCTGGGGCAAGTACTCCTTGTGCCAGGCCATGATGAGGAACTGGAGCGTGCGCCACGTGGCCGGGCCGAGCACGCCATCCTCGTCCAGGCGCGGCGACTCGTTCAGGGCGGTCTGAGTGTCGGCAGGCACGGCCGCGTTCAGGAACGTCTGGAGCCGCTCCACCGCGGGGCTGCCGTCCTCGTCCAGGACGCCATCAACGGTGGTGCCCATGACCTGCTGAAGACGCCCGATCGTCGCGATACCGAAGACGCCGTTGCAGACCAGCTCCGACTGACCGTCGGACCGGTTCTTCTTGCCGGTGTAGGGGCTCACCTGCGGTGCGGGAGCGGCCGGGGCGCTCACGGTGACCCGGCCGCCGCCGATCATCCGGTCCCAGGCGCTGCGGTCGCGCAGGCGGTCCAGGTCGAGCCGCTTGCTGTAGCCCGGTAGGTATCCGTCCTCGGTGTACTGGTGAATCAGTGCACCGCCTCCCCAGTAGGGGACATTCGGGACGGGCGGGTCCGAGTAGGCCCGGCCATAGTCCGAGTAGTCCGGGCCGCCGGCCACCCACAGCGGGTACCGAGCGGCGACGGCAGACCAGTCGTAGGAGCTCAACACGTTCTGGTAGGTGTAGAAACCCGGCGTGCTCTTCGTCTCGGCTGCCACCTGGTTCAGGAACGCCAGCGCGGGGCCGGGGCCGAGCCCGACGGCGCTCGCCTCCCAATCCAGCCAGAACGTAGCGCGGCCCGCGTAGCTCTTGGCGCGGTCGAGGAAGTAGCGGGCCTGCTCGCCCGCGTCCTCGTCGTTGGCGAAGTGGTAGAGGCCCAAGCTCTTCCCGGCGGCCAGCGTCGCCTCCGCCTGAGTGCGCCAGTACGGGTTCTCGTAGCCGGTGCCTTCCGTGACCTTGACGATGATGAAATCAGCCCAGATCGCGGCGATATTGAGCCCACCCTGGTGGCTGGAGATGTCGATACCGTGCGCGTGAGCCGGGACGGATGGGGCTGCCGGGGCGGCCGGCTTGGAGGCCGGCTTGGAGGCCGGCTTCCCCTTCGCGAACTCAGGCCACTGCCTGAGGAACTTCGCTTCGGTGAACCGGTGACAGGACGTCCACGCCCCACGCAGCGTGTGCGGGTGCTCGCTGTACCGCTCGGTGCGGGTCTCCTGGCCGGTCTGGTCGCCGCGCTCCCCGTATATGTCGCCAGTCTCGGCGATCCACGCCTCCGACTCAAGCGGGTCGTAACCGTCCTCGACGATCACGATGACGTGGCCGACGCCACCTTCATTCGCTGCGCTGAGGACGATGTCACCCACCCGGAAACCGCCGTCCGGCGTCAGGTTCTCGTTGGGCCAGTTGACCTCCTCGAAGCCTCGGGCCTCCATACCGGACCGGAGGTTCCCCGTCCAAAAATCGTTGATTTCCAACAGGGCTTTGTGGCCCCATGGCACGCCATAGGTGTGGTGAAGGCCGTAGGAGATCGACCCAGCGACCAGGCTCGAACAGTCCGCGTTCTGCGGACTGGAGACTCGACCATGGGCGTCGGCCGCCGCGTACCAGGTGCGCCGGTCCTCCCCCTGGCTGTAGCCGACGGGCTGGTTGTCACAGATTTCCCGCGCGATCTCGGCGGTTACGGATCCTACGGTCACTTGCTCTCCTTAGGGTTGGTTACGGCGGCCAGCTCGGCCTCCAAGGCAGCCACCCGCTGTTCGGCGATAACGGCTCGTCGGGTGAGGGATGCGATCTCATAGGTGAGAGCGTCCACCACCGCGATGGCGTCAACTTGTGTGCTCTGTGTTTCCATCGTTGTCTCCTTCAGGTTTCCAGTCCTTAGGCGGAATTGCTACACCCCACCCATCGCGGGGGACGTCATTTTCCTCGCCGGAGGGGGAGGGGAGTGGCGGGTCTACCCACACGGACTCTACCGCCCGGTCCCGCAGCTTTACGACGTCTGTGTCCGGGTCCCAGTCGTCGATCTGACGTGCACCCTTCACGAGGACGCCGACCACCTCACCGGGCTTGCCGAAGATGTCCACTGTCCAAGGCTCCGCGTCCACGCCATAGCCGGTGCGATTGATGACTGCGACAGCCTTGGATGACGTGAACGCCACCCAGGGCGCGGCGGGGGAGGCGATCTTGGGCACATAGTCAGGGAGTGCCCATGTGGCTCGACCGCAGCTGTCCAGGACCACGTTCTCCCAGTACTCAATGCCATCGTATGGGGATTCGGTACAGCAGTGCTGGAGCATCTTCTTCCGCTTCTGCCACTCGCCGGGGACGCGCATAATGAACGTCTTCCCGCCTACCGCCCGGAAGCCGTCTTTATCGACAATGGCTTGCTTCTGGGACTCCCACCCCATAATGGTTGCGCGGCTGTTTACCCAGAATCCCTTCCAACGGTCCCCGAAGGGGCGTATGTGGCAGCCGTCACGCTCTACCATGAACGGGATCTCCCCGTTCATGCCGATACTCGAAGAGTAGTTGTTGACCGAGATCGACGCCCTGCCCGCGGCGCCTCCCTGGAAGCCCGAGTTAGACGCGCTCATGCTCCAGCTGACAGTCTTCCCGCCGTACACCTGAAGTCCAGTAGTGGACAGGCGCATGTTCGGGGTTCCATTGTCAGCGTTGGACGGGGCCTGGAAGTACAGGATCCCGCCCCGGTTGGTGGGGTCCTCCTTGAACGTCACTAGCGCGGAGTACTTGTAGGGCGAGGAGAGCCTGTTCATCTCCAGGCCGACGCCCCACCGGTCACCCCTCTGGCCCACATCGTTACCGGACAGCTGCTCGATGATGTCCACGAACCGCGCCTTGGACCAGGAGTCGGAGATACCGACGTCCCCGTCAACGTACACGCCGCCCGTGGCGGCATTGACGGAGAACGCCATCCTGCCATTGGGCCGGTAGGCGCGGATCCCCCAGGGGTCGACCTTGATGCCGTCGTTGTTCCGCTTGGACGTCTGGAGCGTGGCCCCGGTGATGACCTGCCCGTCGATCGCGCCACCCTGAATGTTGGAGGCGTTCACGGAGTTGGCGGCCAGCATGCCCGCCTTGATCTGCTCGAACTCGCCCTGACCCGCCGTGACGATCTCAGTCCACACGTGGTGGGCGGTAGCGTTAACGAAGGAGGCGTTGCCGGTGACCGTGAGCTGGTCGGTCGTGATCTCCAGGAAGCGGCCGACGTCGGAGGCGATCTTCCGGGCGGCGATCTCGGGGATGTTGGCCGATCCTGCTGTCAGCCTGCCGACGTCTAGATTGCTGATCTGTTCGCTCGTGACCCGCATACGCTCCCAGCGCGCACCGTCCCAGCGCCACTCCGCCACGATGTTCAAGGTCTGGGCGTCCTGGACGCGGCACGTGTCCCCGACGGCGGCGCCCGAGAACGGGGGCAGCGTGTCGGAGGTCCCGCGGATGTAGAAGACCTCCCCGAAGGACGTCTTGACGCGACGCACCGCGGACTCCATCGTGGCGGCGGTCAGCTTGGAGACCGTCTTGGAGTAGTCGTCACCGGCCTCCTCCCAGCGCCACCCCTTCGGGGAGTAGACGATGGTCGAGCCAGGAGCGTCCCGCGTGTTTGACGGGGATGAGTGGCCCGGGGTGGCGAACGCCGGGACGGTTACGTACTGCCCGCCTCGCGCTTCCGCGGGGGAGAGGAACGGCTTAGTGGGTCCGGGCATCAGGACACCTTGATGATGTAGGGCAGGCCGATGTATGGGTTGCGGATGTCGACGGGCTGGGACCCGCCGGCGGGGGGCGCGGCGATGTCACCCGCCTTGTCCTCGCCTCTGACAACGAGGCGCTCGTGATCGACCCCGTCGAACTGAGCCCCACGCAGGCGGAAGCGCTTGGCGAGCTGCCCGCCCCCCACCGCGCCCCTCACCCTT